CCGATGTACGTGCTCCCGTCCGTGAGGCGCAGCACCGGCCGGTTCGCCCGTCGTGTGCTGCTGCTCGGGGAGGTCTCAGCCGCTCTCGCCGGCCGAGCCCTCCGCAAGGCGCCGCGGCTGTTCGCGAACGCCGTCCTCCACGTCCCGTACGTGATGGGCAAGGCAGCCGGACTGCTCGTCGTGGCGGCCCTCTCGATCGCCGCCGCCGCCCAGCTCGGCTGGATCGACGGGCGCGGATCTCGAAAGGGCCGACATGGCGCTGCTTGACCGCGTCCGCGCGCAGCGCACAGGGGAGGCCCGTAGCGACTACTCGGCCGACACCTGGATCAGCGAGTACCTGATCCCGGCCGTCAACAGCTTCGCGTACGGCCAGAACAACTACATCGCCAACACCCTCGGCCTGAACAAGACCGTCGACAACACGACGCGGCTCATGCGGGTCTCGAACACCCTGCCGGGCTACATGGTGGCGCTGAAGAACTGCGCGCCGGCGTTCGCGGCGCAGCTGGTGCGCGCGCAGGTGCTCTCCCAGGCGCGGTTCGCCTGGCGCAACCCGCCGTATGACCGCAACGCCCCGCGCAAGCTCTTCGGCAACGCGGCGCTCGGCATCCTCGAGCGGCCCTGGCCCAACGGCACGACGGCAGACCTGATCGAGCTGATGGAGTGGCACTCCGGCATCGCCGGCAGCGCGGTCGTCGTACGACGGCCCGACCGGCTCCGGGTGCTCCGGCCCGACTGGGTAGCGGCCGTCTACGGCTCCGACCTGGACCCCGAGGACCCCGATCACGCCCTAGACGGGAAGCTGCTCGGCTACGTCTACCAGCGCGGCGGCGTCGGCGTCGGACTCGGCAAGCCGCAGCTGCTCGACGTCGCCGACGTAGCGGTGTGGTCGCCGATCCCGGACCCGGAGAACCCCGGCAACGGGATGTCCTGGCTGACTCCGGCGATCCGCGAGATCCAGATCGACCGCGCGGTGACGGACTTCAAGGCGAAGTTCTTCATGAACGGCGCGACGCCGAACCTGGTCGTCAAGGGCATCCCGGCGGTGACGCAGAAGGCGTACGACGAGATCGTCGACGCGATTGAGCAGCGGCACACCGGCGTCGACAACGCCTTCCGGACTCTCTACCTCGCGGGCCAGGCCGACGCGACGATCGTCGGCAGCAACCTCAAGGAGCTTGACCTCGAGTCGCTCCAGGGTTGGCCGGAGACGCGCATCTCGATGCTCTCCCGCGTGCCGGCGACGGTGCTCGGGATCATGTCCGGCCTCAAGGGCTCGTCCCTGAACGCCGGCAACTTCGGCCAGACCCGGCGCCTGTTCGCCGACACCTGGGTCTTCCCCGAGCTGCAGAGCCTGTGCAGCGCGCTCGGCTCGATCGTCAGCACGCCCGGCCCGGCCGAGCTGTGGACCGACACCTACGACATGCCGCTCCTGCGCGAGGACGGCAAGGACGCCGCCGAGATCGACCAGGTCAAGGCGACCGCGATCAAGACGCTCATCGACAGCGGCATGGAGCCCAAGACCGCTATCGCGACCATCGCGCCCGACTGGTCTTCGACCCTCACCCACACCGGCCTGGTCAGCGTCCAGCTGCAGGAGCCCGGAGCCAACAAGCCCTCGACCGCAGTGCCGCCGACCGCTGACCTTCCCGCGCCCACAAAGGGGGACTCCTGATGTCCAAGAAGCTCGGTCGACGCCTCGAGGCCCGCCGTGCGGCGCTGCCTCGCATGAACGACATGTCCTGGCGGGTGAACGCCACCGCGCCGCTCGTCCGCACCGCGGACGCGGGAGCCCGCGACGGCGAGGGCGACGGGCTCACCCTCGACGGCTTCGCCTCGGTCTTCAACTCCGAGACGATCATCGATTCCTGGGAGGGCCGCTTCAAGGAGCAGTTCCTGCCTGGCTCTATGGCCGGCTCCTTCCGATCGACTACCCCGATCATCCAGTTCGACCACGGCCGGCACCCTCAGATCGGCTCGCTGCCGATCGCGGCCCCCGAGCGGGGCTATCCCAAGGAGGAGACCGACGCCGAGCGCGCGCCCCAGGGCGGCGCGCACATCGTCGCGCGGATGCACCAGGCGCCGCTCTTCGAGCCCGTCCGGGAGGTCATCGCCTCCGGCACGGTCAACGGGATGTCCCACCGGTTCTCGCCGGTCTCCGAGCGCTGGTTCACCCCGGACGGCAAGCAGCTCAAGGACCCCAAGGAGATCCGCGACGAGCTCATGCGGACCTGGTACGAGGACGTCCCGGACGAGGAGCTGCTCCGCCGCGACATAGTCCGCGCCAGCGTCGCCGAGCTCGGCCCGGTCGTGTGGCCGGCCTACACCTCGACCTCGGTCGACATGCGCTCCCTCGACGGCGACGACCGCCGCGAGCTCGTCCGAGAGCTGATCGACGAGCTGCGCACCAGCCCCGCCTTCGCTGCGGCGATCGCCGCGGCTCTCTCGTCCGACCAGGACGACCCACTGACTCCTGCTGCATCCGGCGCCGCGCGCGCGGATGGCGGGGACCCCGACGCCGAGCGGCAGGCCGACGACGCGTCACGCACAACCCCCACGGCCCGCCAACAGGCGGACGCCGACGCTCTTCGGATCAGGAGGATCCTGTGAACACCCCAATTCCTGCCGCCATCTCGACGAAGGTCGCCGAGATCATGGCATCGAGCCAGGCCCGCTTCGGGCACGGCGCCTTCTTCATGGAGCTCGAGGACGAGAAGGACACCAACCTCGCTCTGAGCATGGACGACATCCGCGGGAAGACTCCCGAGGAGCTCGAGAAGATGCTCAAGGTCCTGGACGCGCACCTTCGCGCGATCCACCAGACCGACGAGGGCGAGCTGCGCGACAAGGACGAGGCCGAGCAGGCCGCGTTCGACCTCGGCATGCAGGTCCGCGACGCGATCTTCGAGAAGCTCGAGAACCACCGGAAGATCTCCGAGGTATTCCGCAAGCGCCCCGAGTCGGTCAAGCAGGTCATGGCCAACATCCGCAACGGCTACGACGACGGCCACGCCGCCGGCGTGGTGCGGATGACCCGCCCCGAGGCCCGCGACCGCGCGCTGCGCATCCTCGACAGCCGCGAGAACAGCTCGCACATGTCGGACGTGCAGAAGATGGAGGTCGACCGCCTGGTCCGCCGCTCCACCGACATCGCGCGCCGCGTCATCGTCACCGAGAACGACGCCTACCGCGAGGCCTGGCAGAAGCTCGTCACCAACCCGAACGCCGCGCTCATCCTCGACGACGACGAGCGCAACGCGATCCGGGCCTGGGAGGAGTACCGGGCCATGGCCGAGGGCACCAACTCGGCCGGTGGCTACGGCGTCCCGGTGTTCATCGACCCGTCGATCATCCTCACCGCGCAGGAGTCGGACAACCCGTTCCTGCGGATCGCCACGCAGAAGGACATCAACACCAACGCGTGGAAGGGCGTCAGCTCCGACGGCGTCTCGTGGTCCTTCGACGCAGAGGCGGCTGAGGTCTCGGACGACAGCCCGACCCTCGCGCAGCCGAACGTCCCGGTCTTCATGGCCCGCGGCTTCATCCCGTACTCGATCGAGGTCGGCGAGGACTACCCCGGCTTCGCCTCGGAGATGTCCCAGCTGCTCACGGCCGGCTACGACGAGCTCCTGGTGGACAAGTTCACCCGCGGCTCCGGTTCCGGCGAGCCCCTGGGCATCGTGACGGCGCTCGACGCCGACACGACCGTGGAGGTCCTGCTCGGCACGGCCGGCACGCTCGCTGCCTCGGACATCTACAACGTCTGGGCGAAGCTGCCGCAGAAGTACCGCCGCAAGGCCTCGTGGCTCGGCGCGGTCGAGATCAACAACAAGATCCGGCAGCTCGGTACGGCGAACAACTTCCACGCCACGACCGTCCAGCTCTCCGCTGGCGCGGCCGAGGTCCTGATGAACAAGCAGTGGTACGAGACCCCGTACATGACGGACCTCACCTCCACGGCCCACACCAACGTCACGGTCGTGGGTGACTTCTCGAACTACGTGATCGCCCGCCGTGGCGGCATGTCGGTCGAGCTCATCCAGAACCTCGTCGGGAGCAACCACAGGCCAACCGCACAGCGAGGCTGGTTCGCCCATGCGCGGATCGGTGGAGGCACCTCCACGAACAAGGGGTTCCGGCTGCTCAATCAAACCTGAGCAACTTACTGCACAATCTCCTCTCGGCTGATCCCCGAGAGGAAGGGAGGCCCTGGTTCCCTGGCCAGGGCCTCCCGCATCCCAGGGAGGAATTCAGGATGGAAAAGATCTGCGCGAAGTGCGCGTGTGACTTCGCGACCAACCGCGGCTGGCAGCGCTTCTGCTCGCCGGAGTGCGCCGGTCGGCAGCGGGCGGTCCGGTACCGAGCCCGCCGGCCAAAGAAGCTTGTTGCGATCACCTGCCGGTGGTGCAAGTCAGGCTTCGAGCACCACGATCTTCGCCGGGATTACTGCTCGGCTGACTGTGCCCGATTTGGCGCGCTTCTCAGCGAGGTGTTCCGGAAGTACGGGATCACCAAGGACGAGTACCGCGACATGTGGTTCGCCCAGGACGGTCGCTGCGCGGTCTGTCAGAAGCCCGAGCGTACGTCGCGCTGCGCACTCCTCGCTGTTGATCACGATCACGTGACCGGTGCCGTCCGCGGCCTCTTGTGCTCCTTCTGCAATCGCGCGATCGGAATGTTCGATGACGACCCCGCTGTCCTTGCGCGGGCCATCAAGTACCTCGAGCACGCGGCGCTAATAGCCGCCTAGCTACACCCCACAGACGCCACGGCGCCCCCTGCATCCAGCGGTCGGGGGGCGTCGTGGTCAGAACCGCTGGCAACCGCTGGGAACTAGGAGTTCCGCAACATGAGCGACAACAACGAGAAGAAGCTCGAGATCGTCTTCGCCCGGGAGACGTTCATCGCCGCCCACCCACGCACCGGCGTCTCGGTGCCCGTGGTGATCGGCTCACACTGGCCGCACGACGACGCGATCGTCGCGGCCTACCCCAAGTTCTTCATCAAGGACGCCCGCTACGGGCTCAGCGCCTCCGACCCCCTGGGTGACGACGGCTTCCCTGTGCGCAGCGAGACCGCAGACGCAGCCCCTGGCTCGCGTCGTGGCCGCGGCCAGGGCACCGCTCGGTGACCGAGCCCCAGGTGCTGACCGCCGACCAGCTGCGCCCGGCGCGCGAGGTCGAGGCGGGTGCGGTCACGGTGGCCTACGTCCACCCGAACGAGGTAGCGGTCTCGTGGCACGAGTCGATCATGGGCCTGATCGCCCACGACCTGGCCCACGAGCTGCGCGTCGTGCGCGGCGGCTGGCTCGCGACGCGCTGCTACGGCGCCGACGGAATCGCTGCGGCCCGCAACCTCGCGGTGCGAGACTTCCTCGCCCAGAAGGACGCCGAGTGGCTGTTCTGGATCGACACCGACATGGGCTTCGCGCCGGACACGGTCGAGAAGCTCCTGGCGATCGCCGACCCCGTTGAGCGCCCGATCGTCGGCGGCCTCTGCTTCGCCTACAAGCAGACCGAGCCCGACGGCATGGGCGGCTGGCGCAGCGCGATCGTCCCGACGATCTACGACTGGGTCACCATCTCGCAGACCGGCGAGGAGGGATTCCTCTCGGTACCCGAGTACCCGAGGAACGCCCTGGTACGTTGCGCCGGCACCGGCTCGGCGTGCGTTCTGATCCACCGCTCGGTGCTCGAGAAGATGGCCGAGGACAAGCGCGGCGACTGGTACACGAGGATCCCGAACCCGACCGCCGGCAGCCGGCTGCTGGGGGAGGACCTGTCCTTCTGCCTGCGCGCCGGCGCGCTCGGGTTCCCGATCCACGTACACACGGGCGTGCAGACGACGCACTACAAGCCGGCGTGGCTGAGTGAGGACGACTTCCTCGCGCAGTCGGCACTCCAGGCACTCTTCGCCGATCCTGAGGTGCCGAGCGGTGAGTGAGGACCGGCTCGTGATCGGGTGGATCCACAACGACACGTGCTCGGCGCTCTTCGCGAAGTCGCTCTACTCCAGCCTGATCTACGACCTGGCCCGAGAGCAGCGCATCGCCGGGATCATCGACGAGTACTCCTCGGCGAACGTCTCGACGGCCCGCAACAACGTCGTACGCCAGTTCCTGGCCGACCACGACGCGGCGTGGCTGCTCTTCATCGACGCCGACATGGTCTGGGAGGCCGAGGCCCCGCTGCGGCTGCTCGCGGCCGCGGATGAGGACGATACGCCGATCCTCGGCGCACTGTGCCACGGAGCGATCCACGACGAGCTCTTCTCGACGATCTTCGTGATCGCCGAGCACGAGGGCGCCACGAAGATGCAGCGCCTGCGGGACTACCCCGACGGCGGCGGCATCGGGAAGTGCTCGGCGACCGGCGCGGCGTTCCTGCTGGTGCACCGCAGCGTGCTGGCCAAGGTCGAGGCGCAGCACTTCGACGAGGCTTTTCCGTGGTTCCAGGAGACGAGCATCGGCCGGGCTCCGGTCAGCGAGGACGTGACGTTCTGCCTGCGGGCCGGCCGCCTCGGCATCCCAGTGCACGTGCACACGGGCGTGGAGGCCGGACACCACAAGTCGACGGTGCTCACGAAGGCCAAGCTGCGTGAGCAGCAGCGGCTGACGGCGGTGCTCGCTGATGCGTGACTACGACCTCGGCCCGAGCCTCGGCGGCGGCTACCGCGACGCCCTGGCCTACGCGCTCTCCCTCGAGCCCGGCGGTATCGCCCTGGAGTTCGGGGTGGCGTCCGGCACGACCCTGCGGATGATCGCCGAGAAGATGCCGGCGTACGGCTTCGACTCCTTCGAGGGCCTTCCCGAGGACTGGCGCGCCGGCTTCCCGGCCGGGATGTTCGCGTGCGCGGTCCCTGATGTCCCCGGGGCCACGATCATCCCGGGCCTGTTCGAGGACACGCTGCAGGAGTGGTACCCGCCGCGCCGGATCGGCCTGCTGCACATCGACTGCGACCTCTACAGCAGCACCACTACGGTGCTGCACTACGTCGGCCCGTTCATGTGGCACGGCTGCATCGTCGTCTTCGACGAGTGGCACGGCTACCCGGGCTGCGAGGACCACGAGCAGAAGGCCTGGCGGGAATACACCGAGGAGTTCGGCACCTCCTGGGAGGTTCTCGGCCACGGGCCCGAGCAATGGGTCATCCGGATCACGGGGACGCACCGATGACCGCGCACATCGTGATCCCCTTCCGCGACCGTGGCCGCGACCCGCTTCGAGGAAAGAACCTCGGCACGGTGGTCGACTGGTGGACAGGCTCGCCTTGGCCGATCCACGTGATCGACGACGGCCGCGACACGGACGCCCAGTTCAACCGCTCGGCGGCCTACAACCGAGGTCTGAAGCTCGCGGCTGAGGACGGCGCCGACGTCGTCATCTACACCGAGTCCGACATGCTCGTGCCCTGGGCCCAGATCGAGGCGGCGGTGCACACCGCGCGCTGCCATCGCGGCCTGGTCATCGGCTTCACGTCCTACCGGTACCTCTCCGAGCACGACGCGGCACGCGTTCGCGGCGGGGCTCGGCCGAAGGACATGATCCCGGAGTCGACGATGGACAACGGAGCCTCGATCGGGGCCGTGAACGTCGTCAGCCTCGACACGATGCAGGCCGTCGGACAGTGGGACGAGACCTTCGAGGGCTCCTGGTACGACGACACCGCGATGTTCCATGCCTTCCGCGTAGCGGCCGGCGAGCCGCGCTGGGTCGCCGGCCCCGGATGGCACCTCTACCACTTGCCCGGCTGGACCGGAGACCACCTGACCGACGAGGACCGGGCGGCCACGGCGCGCAATGCCGCGCGGTGGGAGCTCTACAGGCAGGCGACCACCGCCGAACGGATCCGTGAACTGACGGCAGGGGGTGCGTGATGGCGCTGACGATCGAGGACCTGCGACTTCGCACCGGGGCCGGCACCGGTGACAACACCCTGCTTCAGGACGCCCTCGACGACGCCACCGACATGGTCACGGAGTTCATCGAGGACTGCGGCAAGTCGATCGGCGACGACGTCTCCGTCCGGATCTACGAGCGTGCGGTGCTGCGCTGCGCCACGTCGCTCTACAACCAGGACAAGGCGCCCAAGGGCGTCGTCAACGAGCAGTACGACATGGGCAACGGCGACATCGCATCGGCGCCGGCGCAGATCGGCCTGGACCCGATGAAGAGCGCACGGGCCCTGCTCGCCGCCGCCGGCTGTGCTCCGGTGCTGTTCCGATGAGCCTGGACACGGTTCTCACGCAGGTCCGGACCGACCTGGGCGACGTGGTCGGATCCGTCAGCGTCACCGCGGCCGACGGCGTGACCACTCTCGATGTCCCCGTTCACCTCACGGTGCCCAGCCCGATCGCGCCGCCCTGCATCTTCGCCGGCCCCGACGATCCCTACATCGACTGGAGCGACCAGGACGCCGGGTTCGGCCAGGTCCGCGTCAGTCTGCTCGTCATCCTGGCGGCCCCGGCCGGCGCCAACGACGTAGCTGCCGCCCAGGTCGACGAGATGCTCACGACCGTCCTGCCGCGATTCCTCGCCGACGACCCGGTCTTCGTCGTCGACCGCGTCGACCAGCCCGGGAAGATCGGCCTCGACGGTGAGGTCTTCCTCGGTGCAGTGATTCGCCTGCACACCTACACCGCGCTGGCCTGAGAGCCAGCCCCACCGACTCCCGGCGTGCCGCTGCACCGGGTGATCCCCAGCCCAGCCCCCTCGCGTCGCCCCCAAGGAGATCATCATGAGCGCGCTCGGAACCCGCCTTCTCAAGGTCAAGGTCAACAGCACCGACTACACCGCCACATGCAAGACCGTGAAGGTCAGCGCGGCGGACGCCAACTCCGACTTCGTCACGTTCAACGACGCGGCGACCGGAGGGTCGAAGGTGCACACCCTCAACTTCACCGCCGCCCAGGACATGGCGCCCGGCTCGCTGTGGCGCCTGCAGTTCCTGTCCGCGGGCTCGACCATCCAGGTCCTGGTGAACCCCTACGGCGTCACCACGGCCACCGACACCACGCCGTTCTACTCGGGCTCCGTAGTGATCCCGAAGTTCGACGGCGACTACCTCGGTGGTGACGCCGACACGTCCACGACCGCGAAGCTCACCTTCGACGGCGCGTGGGACTTCACCGCCGACCCGGTGCTCGTCACCTCCGGCGCGTTCTGATCCTCGGCTGATCTGGGGATCTGAGACGTGTCCCGAGGGCTCGTCAGCATCAAGGTCGA